ACCCAAATGAGATTACCACTGAAGCAGTTAAGGATAAAGTCGGCGTAGACTACGATGTACCTAAATCTGTAGTGCGTCCAGACATTGCGAAAGACTTAGGCATCTACAGAAACAAGCTGAAGTCTGTTGAAGACAGTCTAGAGCTAGGCGCAAACAATATTGAGGGTGCGGTTATCTATGAGCCAGCCAAAAGAGCGGCTCAGAAGATGGAAAAGCTCATGCACGACCAGTTGGATGAGACTGACGCACCCAAACACCTTAGATCGGTAGCTTTTGAGTGCTGTCTCTTCGGAACAGGGGTCTTTAAGGGTCCATTTGCCCAAGACAAGGAATATCCGCGCTGGGATGCCGAAGGAAATTACGATCCTGTCTTTGAAACCATCCCAAAGATGGAATACGTGTCCTGCTGGGACTTCTACCCTGACCCAGACGCAAGAAATATGTCTGAGGCAGAGTTTAGCGTACAGAGACACCGCCTAAACCGCACTCAGATGCGTACACTCAAGAAGAGACCCCACTTTCGGCCTGAAAGCATCGAATTAGCGATTGAGTACGGGGCAGACTACCAGAGAGAGTACTGGGAAGACGCTCTGGAAGACGATTCAGTATCATCCACAATGGACCGCTTCGAGGTTCTGGAGTACTGGGGCATTCTGGACACAGAACTGGCTGAAGAGGCCGACATTGAGATACCAGATGAGTTGTCTGAGCAGGATGAGGTTCAAGTCAACATCTGGGTAAGCAATGGTCAGGTTCTCAGGCTGGTACTGAACCCCTTCACCCCAACCCGTATACCCTACCTCTCAGTACCCTATGAGCTTAACCCATACAGCTTCTTTGGCATTGGCGTAGCTGAGAATATGACAGACACCCAATTGCTGATGAACGGCTTTATGCGGATGAGCGTAGACAACGCAGCACTCAGCGGAAACTGCATATTTGAGGTAGATGAAACTAACCTAGTTCCGGGCCAAGACATGACTATCTATCCGGGGAAGGTCTTCAGGAGACAGGCAGGAGCGCCCGGACAGGCCATCTTCTCTACGTCACCTAAAAACACCTCACAAGAGACCATGTACCTCTTCGACAAGGCCCGTCAGCTTGCAGACGAGGCCACAGGCATCCCATCATATTCTCACGGTTCTGGCGCTGTAGGTGGCGTTGGAAGGACTGCCAGCGGTATGTCTATGCTGATGGGTGCAGCCGCTCAAAACATCAAGGCAGTGGTACGTAATATTGATGACTACCTGCTGGGGCCGCTGGGCCGAAGCCTCTTCAGTTTCAATATGCAATTCAACTTCGACAAGGAGTTTATTGGAGACCTCGAAGTCAAGGCCAGAGGCACAGAGAGCCTGATGCGGAATGAGGTACGTAGCCAGCGACTACTCCAGTTCATGCAGATGACTGCCAACCCGTCTATGGCCCCATTTGTGCGCTACGATTTCATTCTCAGGGAGTTGGCTGCTTCTATGGACTTGGATGAAGACAAGATACTTAACGATCCAAGAGAGGCAGCTATCCAGCAGAAGATGATGGCAGAGATACAAGCTCTCATGCCCCAGCCCCCTGCCCCACCTCAAGGAGCAGCCCCTGAAGGTGGCCCACCCCCAGTAACAGACCCGACAGGCAACGGTAATGGAAATATAGCTGCTGGAGCAGCCCCAGAGCCAGACGCAGCAGGTTTCACGGGCGGCGGCGGTGGAGCTAACGGTGGCAATGTCCCACCCCAGCAACCGCAAGGAGTTATCCAATGAAGTACTGCAAGCCCTGCAAAACGAAGATGAAGTGTAACAAAGCTGGGAAGTGTCTGAAGAAAAGATAATGGATAAAGAATTTTATCGCGCCCTGCTTCCATTGGTCAACGACAAACAGGCAATGGAAATTTTAGAGGGATACGCAGTTGATCGTATTCGCGCCCTACACAATGCACTCGAACAGGCGCAGAGCCTAGAGGCGGTTAGATCGCTTCAGGGCCGTATTTCTGAATTACGTAGATTTAAGACGCTTCGTGAAGAAGTATTGAAGGGTTCTGAGTAATGGGTATTTATGAACGTATTTTTGGGTCTGATGATACCGCACAGGTTGATGCTGTAGATAATCTTGAAGAGACAGGCATGTACGGGTGGACTGCGGCTGCGGCGGCAGATGAGGCCATGAAACACGCGGTAGACGTTCCTGTGATTACTTGGAAGGACGTAGGCAATGTAGCCCTAGACTTCACCCCCGTAGTTGGAGACATCAAAGGCGGCTACGAGACAGTAGCCATGATTGGTGAAGAACTAGAGAAGGATGACCCTAACTGGTATCTCATAGGAGCTATGGGCGGCATAGGTGGGTTGGCAACTATTGTTGGATTAGTTCCGGGGGCTGGTGATGCTGCACAGAAAGCTCTTATGTCTGGTGCAAGGAGTATTGCAGAGAAAAGCGGTCAACTAGCAGGAGATGTTACTGGAGTAGCCAGAGCCGTTAGAGATGGTGACCTAGAGTTTATAAGGGGTTGGAACTCCCCGTCATCCACTGAAGGTGTGGGGGCAGACGTAAATAGAACAGGGCCATATTATTCCGAAGTTGAAGAGGGTTTTGCTGGACCAAACCTAGTACCAGAGAGTACCCGTAGTGGTTACAAATTAATGCGTAAACCAGAAGAAGGAAGACTAACCTCTCTCTTTGTTAATCAAGATCAGGATGTACCCACAGGTCAGTGGATGGATGCCATTATGCCTGATAATATTTTTACAGCCCCTAATGGTCGTAAATACGCACCAGCATCTACAGGAGACAGTATTCCAATTCCTGATGATGAAACTCGTCAGATGCTTATTGCTACAGGCGCACTACCTAAAGGTTCAACTGCAAAAACCGTTAAGGCTGTAGCTGCAAGGCCCGGACACCATTTGGGAGATGCGCCTAATGCTAATCATATTGGGCCTGAAAGAAACTTAACTGAAGCAGAGTATAATAAGCTAAAAGACTTAGGTTATCCCGTTAAAATAAATAAGAACGGTAGACGGTATATTAAAATCCGTGGTGATGACGAAGTGTGGGTTAGAGCAGATGTTCCTGATGATGTAGACTGGCAGTCTCAGGCTAATCGAAGCGCCAGAGTTAAAAAAGATGGTACAGTAGATGTAAGAACTGCTGAAATAACAGATGAATTACCCAGAGGCGGTAGTTACGACTATAGGCAGAACTCTAATAACAAAGGTAACTGGGTTATCTCTGGGCAGATGAAGGTGCAAGAGGAGTTAGAACGTGAGGCTCTTCAACGCACTAATAAAGAGATGGGTAGACCTCTAGATTCTCCAACCCTGTCTGAACTTGATGCGCTGTTAGAACCTGAAAAAGTACCTGCCACAGTAGCCTCTCAGACAGAAGACTTATTTTCAGGTGCAGATATTGCAGAAATAGCTGCTCAAGGTGATATGCGTGTACCTTATGCCGACCCTACTTTTGGGCCTACAGGGAGACTTTCAACCCGTGTACCAAAAGTAGGTACTCCAAAAACGGGTGGGGAGCGACCCGACCCATCAGTATATGGTGGTGAGCTTACCATAAACAAAGACGTTATGGATGAAGCAGGGACTACCGAAAAAAACATGGAGCTTTTAGCAAGCGGTAGGGAACAAAGTACAGATGTAAACCGAAAGGGTCAGTTAATAATAGACCCTGAGAACAACCCTTATCAAAACATAGGGGATGTTCCATATTTTCCGGGGTTTAAGGTTTTAGAGGGTATGTCTCCAGAGGATAGAGCCAAATTTGTATCGGCAATGCAAAAAGAAAACCTTGAATGGGTTATGAATAAATTACCAAAGGATTTTCAAGACAGGGCAAAACTTTGGTACACAGGGGCAAATAGGTTTTCCGATGAACTGGCTAATAGGTTTGGACTGCCTAGAGCATCAGTATCAGGGGTAATTGCCGCACTATCCCCACAAAAAGATTGGTTCCAAAACGCTTCAATGGCAGAGCGCGTACTAGATGCGGCTATTAACAACAGGACGTTTCCTTGGTCATCTGAAATGACGGCTATACCAAAAAAGTATGATACTTTTCTGACAGGCGGTAGAGGCAAAAATCGTGAAATATGGAAAAGCATAAAAGGTAAGTCTTACGATCAGTTAGAGACCATACCTCAAAAAGCTATGTGGATCAGGGCGTTTGATGAGGCCCATAATCCTAAGACCTATAGGGCTTTAACACCTGAAGGCGATTTAGGGGAAATTATGATAGCCGATACGGGTAAACCTTCCACCGTGGGCTGGGGTTCATTTAACGAAATTGAAAAGGCTGTCGCTGCAATGGAAAGCGGTGGGGATTTTAAAATCCTTTCAGACGCTATGGGTGGGGCGCATAAAGTACGGAACTTCTTCAATAACATAGAAGTACCCTTTTCAGATATGGGTGATGTAACTATCGATACTCACGCTATAGCGGCTGCGTTGATGAGACCCTTAGCTGGTGAAGATAAATTAACTAAGCAAGGATTAGGTCTTGTAGGCGGTAGTACTAAAGCCTCTGGAGCAAGGGGCAATTATGGCTTTATTGCGGATGATTATAGAGAAGTGGCTTCTGATAGAGGGCTTCTACCTAGAGAGGTTCAATCTATTACTTGGGAAGGCGTAAGAGGATTATTTAATAATAAAAGCGATTCAAACAAACGGGCAGTAAATACTATTTGGTCCAAAGTAGATTCAGGGGAGCTAACGCAACAGCAAGCTCTTGATTTAATTGAGTCTGCTATGGGCGGTTTTGCCGACACTACATGGATAAACGAACCTAGACCTAAACGCTCCATCGCTGGGGGTGCAAGTACTATGTTTAATAAAGGCGGTTATGTTGCCCCAGCCGAAGGAAACGGCTTTGCAACTCCAAAATAAGGACATTTTATGGACGCTATTACTAAGCATCATTATCACAACATTGCTCATGGAAAAGCCAAAGCACTGGAGAACGGTGACTTAGCTACAGTACATACCGCCATAGTGAATATAGATGGCGTTGAAACTCTTATCCCTACTGTATGGGATGGGGAGATTGTTGATGTACAGACAGCAACTAAATTTGCCGTTGATAGTGGTATTGCATGGCCTACTCGCACTGGCCCAGAGGCAGTGGCTGAACTAGAAAAATTTGATGCCCAAATACATCAGAATATGAAGGATACTACTACCCCTGAAGAAGCGGAAGCTATTCTTGCTCAAGAAGAAGCCCAAGAAAACAGGTTTAACGGCGGCGGCTTAATGACTTCCCTTCGCCCCAAAGCAAGACCAGCCCCCCTAAGACCACAAGCAAGACCGCCGACCCCAGAGACAGTTCTGACGATGGACGAACTGGAGAAGATCGAAAAGGTTGTCTGGGCTGAAGCAAACACTGAGGGCGTAGTGGGCCGCAATGCTGTTCGTGGCGTTATCTTCAACCGCCTAGCCTCAGACCGTTTCGGGGATACTGTAGATGAGGTTCTTGTAGCAAATGAATTTGAGCCTCTGAATACATACGGCAGCTTTGATAAAATACCCATCTCCAAAGACCATCTGCTACGGGGCATGGAAGAAATAGTAGACTACATTCAGTTGGGCGATGATGCCTCTCAGGGTTCTACGTTTTTTCAGAATACAGCCACCACAGGGGCAAGGGGTACAAAGTTCAATGGCGACAACCCCATAAGTATTGGCAAGCACACATTCTACAGCAGCTACGGCAATCAAGAGCCAGTGGAAGACCTCTGGGGTTCCCACAATATTAGCGTTTCTTACGATGATCTTATCGAAGAAGATATGCAGCTTGCCCAAGCAAACTTTGCACTAGGCGGTCTCGCTACGGCAACCAAAGGAATTACCACATTAGAGGGAAAAGAAATGGCAGCAAAGAAATTTCAACTGGACGAAAAGAAAGCCGACACAAACCAAGACGGTGAACTCTCTACCCTCGAAAGAGAACTTGGTATTGCCTCACAGAGAAACGTCAATGATGAGATTTTGGATGATAGCAGCCTAGAGATGTACCACGGCGGTATGGCTTGTGGTTGCGGTGCAGAAGACGGCGAGTGCGGTTGCGGCGGCATAATGATGGACGGTCTTATGGGGTACGACACGGTATCTGGAAACCCCATACCAGTAGGCTCTCATGCAGAAAATGTACGCGATGACATCGATGCTAAATTAAGCACTGATGAGTATGTACTTCCAGCACACGTAGTTAAATGGCACGGCCTGAAGCATATCCAGATGATGCAGTCAGAGGCCGAAATGGGCCTTATGGCTATGCAGATGGACGGGTTAATTCACCATGCAGAAGAGGAACCCAGTGGCGAAGGAGTTAAGGACTCCGAAGTTTCGGATGAAGGTAATTCCGAACAAGAAGAAGCCGAAGAGGAAATCGAAGCATCAAAAGAAATTCCATCTGAAGAGGTGGATATAGAGGTCGCTGCCGTGGAGGTAGACGATCAATTAGACGATTCAGAGGATACGGAAAAGATATCCCCTAAATCAAAACCACTACCTGTGATTGTTAAAAAGAAAAAGTACGCATTCGCAAGTTAAATTGGATACCCGATTTTCGGACCCATATGAGGAAAGTATGTTAAAAAAAGAAAAGTATACTCGCGCACCAGAGCCTGAAGATGAGTTGACCTACAGCGAAGAAGTTGCCCAAGAGCAGCCCGAACCTGTGGAGAAACTTACCGCTGAAGAAGAGAGCTACAAGAAACGCTATCAAGACATTCAGCGCCACATTCAGACTGTGCGAGATCAAAAGGATCAAGAAGTAGCTGAAGTCAAAAAACAGTTAGACGAAGCTACTCGCAAGCAGATTAAATTTCCAAAGTCTGATGAAGAGGTAGAGGCTTGGAGCAACCGCTATCCTGATGTGGCAAAAATTGTAGACACCATAGCACGTAAGAGGGCTAACGAGGTGATGCAAGAAGGCGAAAAACGGCTTGAGCAGGTTGAAAAGTTTGAGAAGTCTTTGCAGCGCCAGAGTGCAGAGCAGGAGCTTCTAAAATACCACCCTGACTTTGTGGACATCAGACAAGATCAGAAATTCCACGATTGGGTATCTGAGCAGCCGTCTGCAATGCAGGATAGCGTCTATAAGAATAATACAGACGTTAAGTGGGCCGCTCGAACCATCGACCTCTATAAGGCTGATACAGGTAAGCGCAAGACCAGTAATAAGTCTGCCGCTGAAGCAGTAGGGCGCACCAGTACGTCTGCCCCTAAGACAGGCGAAAAGTCCGTATTCTCTGAAAGCATGGTGCAAGCTATGTCTGACAAAGAATACGAAGCTAATGAAGAGGCTATTACTGCCGCTATTCAGGCAGGTAGCTTCTCATATGATATTTCTGGCGCTGCCAGATAAACAAACCTACGCTAGTTGGTAAATAAAACACCTACTAGCGCTTTTAAAAACCAATTAACTATTGCAGTAATTGAATTAATGTGTTATAATGTAACCATTAGTTAATTAAGAGCAGGGCCACTCTAAGTAGTATACCCCTGCCTTACCCTCCAGATAATAATACAAAGTCCACCAGCAAGTTTAGACCCGCTCTGCGACACTCTAAACGAACTGACACTGATGTTTCATTGTCTGATCTAGCTGCTTCTCAAATCAACTTTAAACACAATCCCTGATTGATTTCAGAAGTTTTCTTTAGCCATTTCATACAAGGATCATAATAATGGCATTTCCAAAGGCATCAGGTTATACCAACCTGAACTCAGGTAACTTTTCACCAGTTATCTACTCCAAGAAGGTTCAAAAAGCCTTCCGCAAGGCATCTATCATTGATGCGGTGACTAATACCGATTACAGCGGCGAGATCGCTAATTTCGGAGACTCTGTTAAAATCATCAAAGAGCCAGATATCACTATCACGACTTATGAGCGTGGTACTGCGTTGGCTACTCAGGATTTGACAGATGCTGACTTCACTATGGTTGTTGATCAAGCGAACTACTTCCAGTTTGCCATTGATGACATCGAAGAAGCCCACAGTCACGTTTCGTTCCAAGATTTGGCATCTGATCGTGCAGGGTACAAACTGCGTGATACTTTTGATGCAGAAGTACTTGGTTACCTTTCTGGTTGGAAAACTCCTAGCTCATGGGCGCGGAATACTACAACCAATGGTACAAAGGCTGACAGCAGTGCTGGTTCAGACGAACTCTTGGCAGCATCAAAACTAGACATCACCGACTTTGGTGGTTCTGATATTGGTGGTACTGGCGAAGTAACCTCTATCCCAATCGCTGTTGGCGGTGGTGCTGGTGGTATCACTTCTCCGTTGGCTATCCTTAACCGTATCGCACGGCAAATGGACGAAGCCAATGTAGACACAGATGGTCGCTGGGTCGTAATTGATCCTGTATTTGCTGAAGTCCTCATGGATGAATCAAGCAAACTGATCAACAGTGACTTCGGCGGTGGCGATGAACTGCGCAATGGTAAGTTGCCCGGAAATCTTCGTGGCTTCTCTGTCTACAAGTCTAACAACCTTCCGTACTTGGGTACAGGTGCAGGTACTGCTGCTTCAGCAGGGTCTGAAACCAACTTCGGTGTGATGGTTGCTGGTCATGCGTCTGCTGTAGCCACAGCGGAGCAGATCGCTAAGACTGAGACTTTCCGTTCGCCAACAACCTTCGCAGATGTTGTGCGCGGAATGCAGCTATATGGTCGGAAAATCCTTCGTCCAGAAGCTCTGTTCACAGCGAACTACAACCTCGCTTAATAACTAAAGGTAGGGGCAATGGCACTTTCGCTAACCACTCAGGCCAAGAACGCTGCGCTTAATTCAGTAGTAGACCTAATCGATACAGGTTCTGGATCAGGCGCAGTCGTAAAAATCCTGACAGAGTTTGACTCTGAGTTGGCTACATTGCCCCTATCTGACCCTGCATTTGGATCAGCCCTTGATGGAGTAGTTACGGCTAACTCTATTGCAGCAGATACAAGCATCAATGCAGGGACGGCATCTAAATTCAAAGTCTATAATAAAGGCGGTGCAGAAATCTTATCTGGCACGGTCACATCAGCATCTGGTGGGGGCGACTTGCTGCTAACCACCACAAATCTAATCGTAGGGGATAGTGTGACTGTCTCCTCTTTCTCATTAACGATCTGAGGAACATAGGAGATATAACATGAGCCTCTCGAATACTTTTGAAACCCACACTCTAAACTACTTACTGACCACTACCTCAGTAACTCGCCCTACAGCATGGTACTGTGCATTATGCCTCAGTGATCCCACAGACTCAGCCCTTGGTTCTGAGGTATCTGGTGGTGGGTATGTACGGCAAGCTGTGACCTTCACAGTCTCAGGCAATAATGCCTCAAACTCTGCTGCAATTGAGTTTCCAGAAGCCACTGCAAACTATGGAACAGTGCAAGCAGTTATGATCATGCCAGCCTCTACTGGCGGCGCTGCTTCTGACATGATTGCCCATGCCCAGTTGTCTGTCGATAAGGCCATTAATACTGGCGATATCTTCCGTATTCCAATCGGTGATCTGGACATCAATATCGACTAATTAGGAGCGACTAAATGTCCATTCTCACAGACTACACGGAAAAAAAACTGCTTGACCATATCTTTGGTCAGGCAGCATTTACCCGTTCCAATGAGTTATATCTTGGGTTAAGTACGACTGCTTTTGCTGATAGTGATAATGGCTCCACGGCGGCTGCAAAAGAGCCAAGCGGCAGTAGCTATGCTAGGGTTAGAATAGACAACATCTCTGAATACAATACGTCTGGCGATGATATTCGCAACAGTTCATCTATTGACTTCGCTGAAGCCACTGGATCGTGGGGCAGTATAGGCTATTGGGGGGTATTTGATGGCACGGGTTCATCCGCAAATATGCTCATGCACGGGTCTTTTAGTTCCGCTACCACAGTAGCTTCTGGGGATCAGTTTAGGATATCTACAGGCGATTTTGAGATTAACTTCCCCTCTGCGATTTATGCAGCAGATAGTAACGCCACATATTCTCAGTGGAGAAAACAGATAGGCTATCGGCTTGGCTTTGATATTCTTGGCGCTTCTCCTAATGCTGACGAAGAATTTAGATATTATACTGACTCAAGCACTCAGCACGACAAGTTATGGTTGGCTGTAAAAACCTCTGCTTTTCCAACCTCTGGCCTTGGTGGAGCAGAAATTTCTGGCAACAACTATGCTAGGGTTAAGATACTAGATGCCGATGATAGTAGTGTAGATTTTTTCAATGCTGCCACCACTACTTCTGGAACAACGACCCTTACAAACGATGTAGCCATCTCCTTTCCCGAAGCCACGGGTTCATGGGGTAATATCAGTCATTTTGCAGTGTTTAGATCGTCCCTTGGTCAATATGGTAATACATACCCAGATTCAAAATACCCCATCATCTCAGGCGCACTGACTTCCACAAAAACCGTGAACAGCGGCGACCGATTAAGATTTGGAATTGGTGATCTCGTAATCACTGCAAGCTAGGATTAGTAATGGTACAACTAGCAGATAGAGTAAAGTTCTCTACAAACACTACAGGACAAGGCACGACTATAGCCGTTGGCTCCCCTGAGTCAGGTTATCAGTCCGTGCCTTCTTCTTTAGATGGTAAGACACTTCGGATAGTGATTGAGGATGGTTCCGCATGGGAAATTAGCACTGCTGTTTATGGGCATAGCTCATCAGAATTTACTAGCAGAACTCTTACTAGCTCAAGCACTGGCTCACTGCTCAATCTATCTGGATCAGCTAAAGTATTCATCAGCCCTAGTGCTTCTGATTTGCAGGAGTTGGTAGATTTCTCCTCGACATTTACCCTACCAACTTCCGATGGTACGTCAGGTCAAGTTCTAAAAACATCTGGCTCTGGAGCGCTTACTTTTGCTGATCCAGTTTCGAGCGAGGGTAGTACTCTTGAACCAGTAAAAGAAACTGAGTTCACAGCTACAGCTAACCAGACTACTTTTACTGTTACTTATGCCGCAGGTAATATAGCAGTCTTCCTTAACGGTTCTAAGCTAGGCGCTGCTGATTTCACTGCAACGAATGGTACATCTGTAGTCCTTGCCACAGGAGCTACTCTTAATGATTTAGTAGAAGTAGTAGAGTACGGCGCTCCTTTTGCTTCTCCTTATAGCTCTAGTATTCATACAGCTACGGCTAACCAGACAAGCCTTACAGTAGCCTATACGGTAGGCAAAGTAGCAGTCTACGTTAACGGCGTTAAATACCTTGTAGGTACTGACGTAACAGCCACCAATGGGACTAGCTTAACTTTTACCAGTGCTTTGTCGGCAGGAGACAAGATTGAAGTAGTAGAACATGGCGCTTTAGCTGATGCCGCAAGTGCTTTTACTGATCTTACCGACACACCTAGCAGCTTAGGTACAGCAGGTCAGGTCGTTCAAGTTAACTCCGCAGGTAATGCTTTAGAGTTTGCCTCTGCCTCTAGCGGTGGAATTTCAACAGGAAAGGCTATCGCTATGGCTATAGTTTTCGGAGGATAAAAATATGACAGCCCCAAACATAGTAGATGTTGCTACGATTACTGGCAAAACGGCGGTACAAGCAATAGGCACATCAGCTACAGCCATCGTCACAAATGCTGCTAGTTCAGGCAAAGTTTTAAAAGTTAACGCTTTATATGTTAGTAATGTTGACGGTACAAATACTGCGGAAATTAGCGTTGATATTTATCGTTCAAGCACTGCTTACCATCTTGCTAAAACCATATCTATTCCAAGTGATGCAACATTAGACGTTATAGCTAAAGCCGTCTATTTAGAAGAAGGAGATGCCTTGCGGCTAACTGCTTCAGTGGCATCTGATCTTGAAGCTGTTTGTTCGTATGAGGAAATAAGCTAATGAGGTTCAACTCTTCTATAAAAGGAAAAGTTGCTAAACCTACTGCCGAAAGTGCGAGTGGGATACACAGCCTAAACAATGTAAATATTGCACGAAAAGATGATACTTGGTATATTCCTTTCTTATACCCTTTTGCGGTGAACCAAATTCTACCTTTTTCGGTCAGTAGATCAATAACCGACTCGGCTGGTTCTTCGGCACATAGAACTGGCCCAAGTCAAGCCGAAGTTCGGGGTTGGCTATCTGGTACAAGCAATGGAGGCCCAAACTGGGGGTATTCAACTTATGTAGATGTGCCAGTACAAGGATACCA